GCGGGCGAAGGGAATCGAACCCTCTAGAACAGGGTCTTGAAGCGGTCCAATACGTTCCAATTCCACTGCTTTTGCTGTGTAGGCGCCTCACTCCGTGGCCCTTCGTGCCATTGATTTCGACACATTTTCGACAGGTGCCTGATGTCTGCTAACGCTAAAAGCGGACAGTGGAGGCACAGCGGCCCGAGGGCGCTGAGCGCTCTCCTGAGCGACGGAATAACAAGGGACGATCTGTAAGGCCGGGTTCGCGACGGTAGTCCACGACCGCCACCGGCTTCATAAGTCGGTGTATTGGTCTATGCTTGGATGGCAAAAGGCCGTCACCTGCTCTCAGCTCTAGGACGACTTCTCCATATCTAGGCCACTCACCTCTTGGCTTGTTTACTAATTTTCCTCTCCATGGATGCGAGACATGATTGAATCGATCACTCTTTCCGGCATAGCAACCTATAGCCCCGTAACCCCCGAAACGATTCAAAACCTGAAGGCCGTGAACTACTTCTACGGTGCAAACGGGACAGGCAAGACAACAATCAGCAGGCTGATAGCTAACCCAGCACTATCAACTGCCTCTAGGGTCTCGTGGGCTAAGGGCAATCAGATTCCGGCAATGGTCTACAACAACGATTTCATCGCTGCGAATTTCACTGATTCGAAGCAGTTCAAAGGCGTGTTTACGCTGGGGCAGGCTGAGCAGGCGCAACTTGATCGCTTGGAAGAGCTCAAGAAGGAAAGAGAACGCCACCTGCAGCTCAAAACTAGAGCACAAGAAAATCTGAATGGCCCGGATGGTAAGAGCGGGAAGGTCGCCGAAAAAAATGCCTTAGAAGCAAAGCTAGTAGCACGGTGTTGGGAACAAAAGCAGAAGTATGATGACGAGTTTCAGGAGGCTTTTAGAGGTCTGAGAAACAACCGGGAGGCCTTCAAGAATAGGGTCTTACAGGAGAGCAAAATTAACACCTCCCATCTGGATGATATCGAAGATCTACGCAAGCGCGCAGAGGTACTTTATGGTGGCACATCCTCTCCCATGAATGTTGTCCCCAAACTTGACTTGTCTCGCTTGGTCGATCTTGAACAGAACCCTGTCTTAAGCAAGAAAGTGGTCGGCAAAGAAGATGTCAATGTATCCGCGATGATCCAGTACCTTGGGAATAGTGACTGGATTAGACAAGGTATGAATTACTTGGATCATACCGAAGGTAACTGCCCTTTTTGTCAACAGAGGCTACCGCATGAGTTCAAAAAAGACCTTGAGGAATATTTCGACGAGACATTTGAAGCTGATACTAAAGCTTTATCGGAGTTTCGGGATGATTATAACTTGACTGCAGATAGTCTGTTGGCTCAGGCTCAAGTGATCATGGCCACAGATTGTTCTCACCTAGATAAAGATAAGCTCGATCTTGAATTGCAGGCTCTGAGCGCAATCATACAGGTAAACAGACAGCGAATTGATCAAAAGGTGGCTAGTCCTAGCATCAATGTGGCGTTGGATCGTCTTGAAAAAATTCCGCTTAGAATATCTGACCTGATCAATTCAGCCAACCTCAAAGTCTCTGAGCATAATCGTCTTATTTCGGAGGCTGCCGCTGAGCAGGATAGATTAACAGGTGCGGTGTGGCGGTATCTTCTTGATGTTGAACTTAAAGGGGTTCTTACTGATTATGCGCAAGATATTCACCGTATCGACAAAGCAATTGCTGGTATCACTGCAAGTATAGGTAGAGCGGTTGCGGATATATCGGCGATAGATGAACAAATTGTAGAAATTGAAAATTCGCTGACAAGTGTAAGGCCTACTGTCATTGCTATTAATAAAATTCTGAAAGACTTCGGGTTTCGAAGTTTCTCTCTGGATCCCGCATGTGCTGATAACTCATATCGTCTGATTAGAAGTGATGGGGCTGATGCTAAAGCAACACTTAGTGAGGGCGAAAAGACTTTCGTTACCTTTCTGTATTTCTATCATTTGCTCAGAGGGAGTGTCACGACTTCGGGTATCAGTACTGATCGAATAGTTGTTATCGACGACCCGGTTTCAAGCTTAGATAGCGATGTTCTGTTTATCGTAAGTAGCTTGATCAAAAAACTTTTCCACGAAGTTCGCCAGAAGGGGAGTAACATAAAACAGATATTTGTCCTGACCCATAATGTGCACTTTCATAAAGAAATAACTTTTAACCCGCTGCGATCTGGTGATAGCGCTATTAAGGACGAGACGTTTTGGGTAATACGTAAGCCCGACCATTGCTCAAGAGTTGAAGGGTTTGAGAATAACCCTATCAAGACATCCTATCAACTATTATGGACGGAGTTGTCGAAAAAACCATTGCCGGTGCTTACCATTCAAAATACTATGCGCAGGATTATAGAGAACTACTTTAAGATCCTAGGGGATATAGATACTCATGCCATTATCGAGAAGTTTGAAGGGCAGGAGAAAATTAAATGTCAATCATTGATTAGTTGGGTTAACGACGGGTCTCACTATTCGCCAGATGATCTGTATGTGGAGATAAGCGAGAGTATGGCGCACAGTTATATGAAGATCTTCTTTAAGGTCTTTAAAACTATGGGGCATATGCCTCATTATAAAATGATGATGGGCCGACATTTTGTCGATTTAGATCCTGTCGAAGAGGCGTCGGAAGATGAGGAACTGGCCAGTGAAGCGGGCGGGCCTTATGTCGACGACCAGTTGAGCATTTCTGCACCCTCATTAATCCCCGCTGTAGCGCAGCCCCCTAAGCCATTTTCAGACTCCGATGCCCCATTCTGAGTCGATTGATCATGACTCGGTGTGCTTCGATGGCTGATTCAAGAATCGCCTCGACCTAATACTCATCATTGAATCGGCTCTGAATTGAAGGTAAAAGTGTCAAAGTAGAGCCTCGATGAGTGTCCATTTTTGATCGGAAGCGGCCTGAGGCGACGGCCCATCTTGGGGAGGCAAGACCCTCTAAGCATAGGGGAGCGAATCCGTTTAGGTAGCGTGCTAGTCTGTGCTGAACCATACCCAATATGGGCTTCTTGCTCTTTTCTCTAGTTTGTTTGGTTTGGCTCAGGGTTTCGTAACTTTTCCAATGATAGACTTCAAGGCTTTTCCCTGCTGAACAGCTTTATACCAAACAATGAATCTATCTTTTTCATTAAAACTGCTAAGAAGTGTAGCACCCAAAATAAACCACACACCATTCCTATCATCGCTAATAAAAAGCCTCCTATTTTACCAAGCAAAAATCCAAAGTAGATAGCTGCTCCTGCGAAAATGTACCCTGCTTGAAGAATTAATAAGTACTTTAATAGGGTGCTCCATTTGGACTCGTTTTCCTTGTGTTGCTCAATTTTAAGTAGCTCGATCAGAACGTGGTAAGATATCCCGCTACCAAATAAAAGGGCGGAAAAATTTAAGTATCCAAAATATAAATTTTCCTGGCTAATGTCTGATGCTAGTGCGAAATAATACAGGAAGAGGCTTGAGCTAAATACCCATAGTATTAAAACTCCACGCCTGGTGGCTCCATATTTTGGAACTAGTTTCTTCTTAATTTTCTCAAGCATAAGTTGCCTTGGTTTAATTGAATTATCCCATTGGGTTGAAGCTGCTCGCCGCAGTGCAGTAACGTGTCCTCATTCGATCACTGCTTACTTTGCGGTCATTGTCATAACGCGCACGCCAGATTCTGCACTGTTCATGGAAGTGCTGCTTGGCAGCCTTACGACACTCGCGGTAGTCGATTGAGCCGCGTCGGTGATTGGCGCAGACACTGGAGCCATCTATGTGATTGTTTACGGAAAGCCATTCCGCTAGGTAGTTTGTACCGCCATTCCAGCTTTTGATCCACTTAGAGGTTCGTTCGTGGTTTGCTCGATTGGTTTGGCGTTGCTGTGTTTGCTGGGGCGCAGACACTACTCGATGGGATGCTGGCGGTGTGTAGGTATTGGCCGGTTTTTGCGGCCTGTAATTACTATCGTTATAAACAGTTTGCTTAGGCTGGTTCTGCTGATGATTGCGTGCATTAACACTTTCCCAAAAAAGTTCTTCTGATGTCTTTTGGGGCTGGTCTTGGGGAGTGTGAGCGTTAGGGGTGTGAGCAGATTTCTCAAGGTTAGAGGGTTGGCTGGGTTGTGGTTTTGGAAGGAAAGAGAGGTTGTTTCCTGCCATGTATAAAGCCAACCCTGAAAGTCCCAGCCCTAGAGCGATTGCAAGCGCCCATTTACCAAGGCTCTGGCTCTGCTTTCTTCTTAAGTATTCCGGTGCATCATCCTTGTCAGCTTTCATTCTTGCCTTTCGTCCGTAGGGCATACCATCGTAGTGCTGCTTTTCTAGTGATCGCTATCCCGCGTTTTGATTGGGCAAGTTTCGATTGACTTCGTCATAAGATGGACTAGTTTGTCCAATTTCGGGCATTACTTCTCCAGTCATGAGCCACCAACGATACTGGGGATAGATTGTCCCAAGCTGTTCTAGCTCTTCTGCGCCAATCCTTGCCCTACCTCTCTTAATACTCTGCCAGCGGACATAGTCCTTGCTATTGACCTCTGCCAATTCTTTCAAGCTGGTCTGATCGAGCAATTGAAGTGCTCTATTGGCCATGCCTTCAGCCATTGATAAATACCATTATGGACTATTGTCATATTTTCTGTTTTATGGATAATGTCCATATGGACTTAATCCATAAATGAATTTCGCTAATGCCACGAATAGTGACGGAATGAGCATGGAACTGGAAGAGCTTAACCCCGGTGCCCTGATAGGGCCGCAACAGGATGTGGAGTCCATCGAACGGTGGGCGGAGCGCAACGGCATTAGCTATGGCACCGCCCGCGCTTGGGTTTACCGGGGCGTACTGCCGTCCGTGAAGCTCGGAAAGCTGCGCATGGTGAATAGCGCGCTGCTTCGCAACTGGCTGTTGGAACAGGAATGGACGGCATGAGCCGCACTGATCCGCAATTCAAGCTCCGTATGCCTCCGGCCCTTCGCGCTCGGGTTGAACAGGCTGCGAAAGCCTCGTTGCGCTCCCTGAACGCTGAACTGGTTCTCCGTATTCAGCAGAGCTTCGAAGGGGAGAGAGCTACTGATGCATCAGTGCAACTACCTACGCCAAACCCACGCCCCGGACTGCGCCTGCTCTGTGTGCTGGTCCGCAAAGCAGGCCATCCCATTGCACAGCCCGTCGCCGTGTCCGGACTGCCGGCCCCCTGGGCTGCCCTATCTGGAAGATGGCCGCTGGCTCTGCCGTCCCCGTTCCTTCTGCGCGAAACACGACCCGTCCCGGCGTCCGCCGAAGTACTGGCACGTTGTGTACGACAGCGGGAAACCCACGCCCTTTGTGCCCGTGCGCGAAGCATTCCAACTGGAGGGCTGACCCATGCTCGCTAAGACCCTGAAAGCGCTGCTCCTGCTCTGCTTGATCCAAGCCGCCCGCACCGTGGCCGATCCGGTCAAGGGCCGCGCTCCCGGCTCGTCGGAACAGCTTCACCGTTCCGGCGAACGGAAGCACGGGCGGAGCGCACCCTTGAACGCCTCCCCCCTGAAACAGCCTCCGCTGGGGAGTGTGGGGCAGCTCCTCCGCCCCGCGCTCCCGAGCCCTCGGCGGCAAGAGCGGGATGACAAGGGCAGAGCCCTTGGTGTTGCTCTGCGGGTTCCAAGGGGAAGGGTTCCCCTTGGCCGTCGGAGACGACGTTGCGATAGGGATCGTTACCCGGATGGGCCGAGACGAACACCCGTGGTTGGCTTGGTTCGCTAGCGAATAGAGCCCGGCCCGAAGGGATCGCCCCACACATCACTTTCACCCAACACCGCTGAATGAAGGCGAAACAGCCGAATTTGCAGCAGCGGGACAACTCACGCCGAAAAAGGCGAATTGAAGGAGAAACACCGATGAACATGTTTGCAACCCAAGGCGGCGTCGTCGAACTGTGGGTCACCAAGACCGACACCTATACCTCGACCAAGACCGGGGAAATCTACGCCTCGGTCCAGTCCATCGCCCCGATCCCGGAAGGTGCCCGTGGCAACGCCAAGGGCTTCGAGATCAGCGAATACAACATCGAGCCGACCCTGCTGGACGCCATCGTCTTCGAAGGCCAGCCGGTGCTCTGCAAGTTCGCCAGCGTGGTCCGCCCGACCCAAGACCGTTTCGGTCGGATCACCAATACCCAGGTCCTCGTGGATCTGTTGGCTGTGGGCGGCAAGCCGATGGCGCCGACCGCCCAAGCCCCGGCCCGCCCGCAAGTACAGGCCCAAGCCTCGCGCCCGGCCCAGCAGCCGCAGGGCCAGGACAAACAAGACAAGTCTCCGGACGCCAAGGCGTAAGCCCTAGGAGGCCGCGATGCTCCGTTATCTCTCGCTGTTCGCGGTAGGTCTGGCCACCGGCTACGCCTGGGGCTGGATCGACGGCCTAGCGGCCTCCCTGGCTGTTTGAGGACTGATCGCTATGTCAGGCGTTGTCGCTGTGCAGGTGTGTACCGCGTGGACCTCGACCCCCGAGGGCTTCATGGCGTGTCGCGAACTCGCATGGCAACAGGCCTACCTGATTCCGCCCGAGGCCGCTGGATACGTGGACATCCTGGTCAACGGTGGTTTCTCCCCGGAAGCCTTTGGCATCGGTGCCGCTGGCGTCCTGGGATCGTTCGTGACGGGGCTTTTGATTGGCTGGGTCGCGTCACTTCTTCGTAAAGCCAAGTAGAGAGGAAACACCATGAAAGCAATGAAGCAACGCATCGCCAAGTTCAGCCCGGTCGCCTCGTTCCGCAACCTGTGCATCGCCGGCTCCGTCACTGCCGCGACTTCGCTGCCGGCCTTCGCCGGGGTGATCGACACCAGCGCGGTCGAGGCCGCGATCACCGAGGGCAAGGGCGATATGTCCAGCATCGGCGGCTACATCGTCGGCGCCCTGGTGATTCTGGCTGTCGCCGGTCTGGTCTACAGCATGTTGCGCAAGGCGTAACGGGTGCTCTGGTCGGTGTGGTTGGGGGCGTTCTTCGCCGGCGCCTTCATCACCGGGTACCGGACCGGCGAATTCTTCTAACCGAACAGACCGAGGCGGAAGCCCCCTCCGGAGTTTCCGGCAGGGGGCTTTTTGTTGCTTGAGGGACCTGTGATGAGGATTAAACGAACGCTGCTGGTTCTGCTGACGTTGTTCATGAGCGTTTGCGCCAGTGCTGAGGACTATTACTGGCCGCGTGGTACTCAGAAATATGGAAGCTATATGGAAGTGGTCGAGGAGGCGCGAAAAGCGGCGATTGCCAACAATCCTGGCTATTCGCGTGTCGAGGCTGTGCGCGTTATCTACCCTGCCAATGGCAGGCAGGATATGGCGACCTATGGACTCGAGTTCTACTGCCTTAGCCAGGGCGTGGAAAGGATGTGTAGCACGTCCTATAACAATCCGGTGTATAGGAAAGGAGAGGGTTGTACCGCGCCCAAGATTCCGGACGAAACAACCGGGACGTGTAAAGAACCCCCCACGCCACCAGAAGACTGCATCAAAGGGCTGACCGATCTGTTCAGTTCGCCACCGTCGAATATCTTCGTGTCGGGCGGCAGAAACTTCGTGAATAGCTCGCCGCCCACTGGCTGCAAGAATGGTTGCCAGTACCTGCCGACCACCTCGAAGACCACCAGTTGCTATCGCTATCCTGGCAGCGACAACCAAGGCTTCTGCAACTACGTGTTGATGACGGACGGTAGTGCCTGCGCCGCTGACTCCGGCAATCCCGGCATGACCGGTCCCTCGTTGAACGACACCCCGCCGACCAATCCCGACGAACCGCCGTCCGACCCGAATGACCCTGGCTGTCCTCCCGGCTATAGCTGGTCCGGGACGACTTGCGTGAAGACGCCCACGGATCCGACTGAGCCGGGGGGCGATGGCGGTGATGGTGGTAACACCGGTGGCGGCGATGGCGGGGGCGACAACGGCGGCGGCAATGACAACGGGGGTGGCGACGGCGGCACCGGTGGCTCCGATGGGAGCGGCGGCAATGGGGAGGGCGGCGGCGATGGAAGCGGGGGAGGCGACGGCAGCGGCGGCGGAACCGGTGGCGGCGATGGCGGCGATGGCGGCAACTGCGACCCGGCGAAACAGGACTGCTCCCCCGGTCCTGCCGGCCCCGGCGGCGAACTCAAGGAACCCAAGCCCGGCACCTGGGATGACGCCATCGCCACCTGGGAACAGAAGGTCGAGCAGGCCAAGAAAGAACTCAAGGACAAGGTCCGGGCCAACGTCGATCAGATGAAGGGCGCCTTCGACCTCAACCTGGCGGAAGGCGGCGGCCAGCTTCCCTGCGAGTCCGTGACCATTTGGGGCCGATCCTACTCCCTCTGCGTCGCCGATTACGCCGACCAGCTCTCCAACCTGCGTGTGGCGCTGCTGCTGATGGCCGCGCTGATCGCCGCTTTCATACTGCTGAGGGACTGACCCTATGGAATGGCTCTCCGGTTTTCTCGATCAGATCATCGCCTTCTTCCAGTGGATCTGGGATTTCTTCGCCCAAGGCATCTATGACTTCGTGCGCGACGGCCTGGTGGTTGCCACCAAGGCGTCGATGTACGCCGCGCTCCAGACCCTGATCCTGCTGATCGATGTCAGCTACACCGCCGCCCGCGAACTGATCGACAGCCTCGGCGTGCCGCAGATGATCCGCAGCATGTACGCCGCGCTGCCGGGTCCGATTGCGGCGGGTCTGGCCTTCTTCGGCGTGCCGCAGGCGCTGAACATCATCATGGTCGCGGCGGCGACGCGCTTCTGCATGCGCTTCGTGCCGTTCATTGGGAGGTGATCCGTGTCGATCAAGATCCATCACGGCCCCAATGGCTCCTACAAGACCTCAGGCGCGATCCAGGATGACGCCGTGCCCGCGCTGAAAGACGGGCGGGTGATCATCACCAATGTGCGCGGCTTCACCCTGGAGCGGGCCTATCAGGTCTTCCCGGACCTGCCCAACACGGCGGAAATCATCAACCTCGATCTGGAGTCGCTGGAAGACCTCGAAAAGATGCGCACGTGGTTTCAGTGGGCGCCCCGCGGGGCCTTCCTGATCTTCGACGAAACCCAACTGCTGTTTCCCAAGTCCTGGCGGGAAAAAGACCTCGAGCGCTTCGACTACCCCGGCGGACCGGAAGCGGCCCACGCGGCCGACCGCCCCATGGGCTGGCTCGACGCCTGGACCCGGCACCGGCATTTCAACTGGGACATCGTCCTCACCACGCCGAACATCTCCTACATCCGCGATGACATCCGCATGACCTGCGAGATGGCCTACAAGCATTCCAACCTCGCGGTGATCGGCATTCCCGGCCGCTACAAGGAGGCCCAGCATGACGCCCAACTCAACCGTCCGCCCGCCGATGGCACCATCATCGAATACAAGCGGATCCGAAAGCAGACCTTCGCCCTCTACCAGTCCACGGCCACCGGCAAGACCCAAGACACCAAGGCGGGCAAGAGCCTCTTCCGGTCGCCTAAGCTGGTTCTTCTACTGGCATTGCTGGCCGGCACTATTGGCTTTGTTAGCTATATGGGGCCAATGCGGGTTATTGGTGCTAAGCCTGATCCGGCGGCTTCCGCGCCTACTCCTAAGCCTCTTCCGACCGCTACTGCGCCTGCTGCTGTGGCTGCTCCAGCGCGTCCTGCTGCGAATAGCTTTCTTCCTCCTGGGCTTGTACCTGATGGGCCTGCTGCTGCGCCTGTTGATCTGAACGCCCATCCCTTCGCCGATCGGCGGATTTCGATCCTCGCCCACGCCTACATGCCGTCGAAGGGCGATATCTACATGTTCGCCCTGGATGACCCTGCCGGCCGGCACCTGGAACTCACCAGTTGGCAACTCGTGGGATCCGGCTACGCGATCAAGCCACGCGGCGAGTGCGTGGCGGAACTGCTCTACGGGGAATGGGAGGGGACCGTCACCTGTGCCGGCTCTTCGGTCCGGCCGGTGGCGGTCGCTGGCGTGCCACCGTTGCTCAACCTGCCGCCATCGGCAGCGGGCGCCCGCGAACCTGACAAGGTGCCGCTGACCATCGTCCCCGATTCCGAATACGCCTCGCGGCCCTGGAGGCAGAAATGATCGATTGGGAATTCCTCGTTCCGGTGGCTATGGGCTGGGCGTTGCATCACTGGTGGACGGTGATGACGGCGCTAGCGGCGGTAGGGGTGCCGCCATGAGGGGCGGGCCGCGCCGCCGGCCGGGAGCGGAAGGCATGAGCGATAGGCCGAAGGCGCGGCCGACGCCCCTGTAACACGTCGGATAACCCACTGAGCACAGTTTCGTTTCGTACCTATTTGGAGTGTTTCCAATGACCAAGCCAAAGCATCAAGTTCGCGTCACCCTCAAACTAGGTGGCGAAATTTACGAGTCGCCCGAAGGGAGTTTGTTCTTCGATGACAAGCTCGCCAAGTTCACCGACCTATCCGGCGTGCGCCTGCTTCGTTGCGGGGTGGACACGGTTCGGCAGCTCTACAACGGTCTGATCCGCCCCGAGATCATGGCGATCTTTGATGAGTCGGAAGACATTGTGGAGTTCGCTGGTTACCAGTGGGCCAAGGGCAGGGTAGGGCGCGATTCCGGTTACCAGTACCGTCTACAAAACGCAGACATGGGGCTGATCCTGTTGATCAAGAACCACAACGTGAAGCTCGAAAACATCGGTCCGCACCTCAAGATTGAAGTGTCTCCGCACGCCCTGGATGGCGCCGATCCGTCGATTCTGCAGGGCGTTTTGGATGACCTTGCCGCTGGTGTTCTGGCCGCCTGCGAGGTGAATCAGTGCGCCGTACACCTCGCACTCGATGTGCAGGGCTGGACGCCTTCTAGCGACCTCGTTGAGCGTATGCGCTGCCGTTCGCACCGGGTGCGTCAGATCACCGGCATAGACCGTATCGAATTCGACGGTAACGCCTCGGTATACGGGCGTGGTGAAACCTTCATGTTCGGCTCGGCCAACGGACTTCAGCTTTGCATCTACAACAAGACGCTCCAGGCCCGGAGCACGGACAAGCTCGACTACTGGGAAAACGTTTGGGCATCCCTCAACGGCGATCCTTTCGGCGATGGCGAACCCGCCTATAACCCGCTGGAAACGGTGTGGCGCATCGAGTTTCGCTTCCACCACTCGGTAGTACAGCAGTTCTCCGAAGGCTCCCGGATGGCCTCTGGTGAGGTAATCGGCTGCCGCACCTACTCGGGTCTTTGCCCGCATCTGCAAGGACTGTGGGAATACGCTTGCGACAGCTTCCGCCTGTTGTTGGATAACCCCAAGTGGTTCGATCCGTTCTGGTCGCTGATCACCCTGGATACCAAGGTGCAGGTAGAGGCCGATCCGCTCATTGAGCGCACGGAATACCGCCGCTACTACAAGACCGCTCAGGGCTTTTCCGGCAAGAACTGCGAGATGTTCCTGGGACAGTTCGCCAGCCTCATTGCACGGGAGCGCGTACCACCAAAAAAAGCCCTTGAGGTCGGGAGAACGCTTCCCTTCTGGCATGTGATTGAAGATCACTACACCGCCAAGGGCTACAGCACTCGCGACCTCGAACGTCACATCATCGGGCTCATCAACGACCGGTACTTGAAGCGGGGGTACGCGATCTAATGAGCATCACCAAGCTCCCCGATGGCCGTTGGTTTGTTGATGTCGAGCCGATCAAGGGAAAGCGTTTCCGGAAGCTGTTCAAGACCAAAATGGAAGCGCAGCAGTTCGAGGCCAACGCGCGCCAGAAGTGCGCCGAGAATCCGAGTTGGACGATTAAGCCCAAGGATCGCCGCAAGCTCTCAGAGCTGGTCGAACTTTGGTATGAGCTTCACGGCCAGACCCTTGCCAATGGCAAGCGCTGTGTGGCGATTCTGCGGCTGATAGCGAAGGACCTGGGTGACCCTATAGCGGCAACCCTGGAGCCGGCCAAAGTGGCCCGTGTGCGCTCCTTGCAAGTCGCTAAAGGCATGTCGGGCAAGTACGCCAACAACCGCCTTGGCTACCTCAAGTCGATGTACAACGAGCTACGACAGCTGGGGACCATCGACTACGAGAATCCCGTTGGACGCATGCGTCCGCTGAAGCTGCAGGAGAAGCCGCTGTCATACCTGACCAAGCATCAGGTTTCAGAGCTGCTGGCCGCGCTCGATGCCCGCACTACGTCGCCGCATCCGAAGATGGTCGCTCGCATCTGCCTCGCAACAGGTGCTCGATGGGGAGAAGCCCAGGCTCTGACACCCGAGCGGTTGAAAGGCAATACGGTCATCTTCGCCAATACCAAGTCGAAGCGTGTTCGCTCGGTGCCGATCTCGGAAGCGTTGGCCAAGGAAATTCGCCAGCACTGGCAGACCCACGGGCCGTTCACCAACTGCCTAGGCGTGTTCCGCATCGTCCTGCTGTCCACCTCGATCAAGCTTCCAAGGGGCCAAGCCAGCCACGTCTTGCGCCATACGTTCGCAAGTCACTTCATCATGAATGGCGGGCACATCGTAACGTTACAGCACATCTTAGGGCATGCATCACTGTCGATGACAATGCGATACGCGCATCTTTCAAAAGATCATTTGATTGATGCAGTACGCTTCGGTCTGCTTCTTAGTTAGGTGCTCAATCTTCGAAGAAGCTAAATAATATGTCTGAAAGGTAGTCGTCTTCCGTGCTACTTTGCCAGGAATTCTCAGATAAGTACTCGCTTATAACATCTTGGTTCTTTGTTCGCGCAACTAGTACGTGTAGTAAGTAGAAGACAGAAATACCCATGGCGAACTGAGATAGACCAGCGTCGTCATCTTCCTCATCTGGCATGTTGCGCATAAGAGTTGAGAATCTTAATATGTTCTTCTCGTGGTGTTTTAGTTTTTTCTCTAGTTGCTCAACGGTTTTTATTTCGAAGTATGCAAGTCGCTGAATTGCCCTTGAATTATCTTCTGCGGCTTTGGTTAGGCTATATCCGAAGATTTCGCATATCTCTTTGTCTATGCGAATGCATTCTGCGTTGCCGCCTACGAATGCCAGATAAGACTCTTTGTCCAAACCTATGTGTTTGGGACCGCGAGAGATATTCTGCGACAGCATCCTTACGTATTTGTCTTGCTCTCGCCGAATTGCAATGAACTCTTGGTCTGCAAGCTCTAATAAGCCGGCGAGTCTTGAGAATTTTCGCTTGATTTGAGCAGGGACTTCAACTTCGCTCTTGTAGCCGATGTCGTGCTCGATTTCTGCCCAAGTATGTTGAAGAATTGAGCGTATTTGAATTTCGAATTTAATATTTGAGAATGCGGTATACTCAACTAATTTAAGTCTGGCTGGTTTAAGGCTTGCGACGTAGTGCAGGGATAGATATCCAAATCGATCAGGATCTATTGCGATTCGCTTATCGATAGTGTTTTCTCGATCGACCTGAAATTCCTTCTCTATAACTGCTGCTACTAAATCAACTTCGTCTGAGTAGTTTGTTATTATTCGAACTCCAGCGATGTCTGTGATGTCGCTTAGTAGTTTGTATTTGCCTTTTTTTACTATTTTCCTTTCGAAGCTCTCGCGTGTTTTGCATCGCCAGGAAATTGTATGGACTTTAATGTTTTTTGAGTCTAGAAGGCGGTCAATTAAATCGGCGGCAGTTCTGCAGAAGGTAGTATATAGCTCTATTTTTTCATCAAATTCTTGAGTTAAATTTGATCGTCTCGATGAACTTACAGTTTTTGTCATAAAATCTCCTTGGCCTCATAGCCTTTTCTCAAATCCTATCGGAGCCAAAACCGGAAGTCACTTTAGATTTTTTCCCTCCTTAATTCGATGCCTACCCTCTATTGAAAGGAGGAGCTGCGGGTGGGTGGAGCTATGGCACTCGATCAGTGGGTTGGGCGGATCAGAGGCAAAGAATGGTGCGAGCTTCGACACTTTTTCGACACCTTTCCGGCCTCGAAAAAGCAAAACCCCCGAAACGCTAGGCATTTCAGGGGGCTGGCAGGGTGATTTGGA